GCCAGGCAAAAGATCCTGCCGAGAGGAACGGTCTACAGGTTGGACCTGCTCTCTTTCCACTCTTTCGGCTTTTGTATTCAGTGGGCCCCTTGTCAGTTGGGGGACTCGGACTAAGACATCGGAACGGTAAACGGCCGTCGTATTCTTTCGTCAGTGAGTCCACCTTCTTTACGGTCCATCCCACAGCGCTGCCCGGGCTACCATTGTACCCCGTTTATCTTACCGGTAAACTGCCGGTCCGAAGCAACGTATTTCTGAACACAGAGCCATCATCACAAGCTCTTTCGCCCGGCGCGAAAGCAAAACGCTCCACGCAAACAACGACTTCTTCACAACCACCATCCACTTCCCCACCCGGGATCACAACCGCAAATGCTAGTCATGAGCGCAGAACATTCCTTTGTTATCGGTTAGTCTGTTTTTACCCATCGGATTACTGCTAGGCAGTTTCACCGTCCGATCGGCCACGCTCGCAACGTCATTGCATCACAGTCTTTACTCCTCGAGCAGGTACTCGGCTTCAGAACCACGATACGTCCGGAGGCCCTTCCAGCATCGGCAACGACTCCCCACACAGCTACTCAGCAACTACTTTCATTTCCTTCCGGGCCGCACTAATCCACCACCTTCATCTGACACCGACACTACGCCACAGCAGCACCATTATGTGCTTACGCCATGTGTCCATCAATGCCATCAGGTTTAGGGAATGCGTTAGATCCCATCCAGTCTTTACTCTTCATTACCAAGCAAACGCCATGCTTCGGTCATCACACCCGCCGGTCGGAACATTCCTTTCATACCACAATCCTTCCACCCCTCGATCTCCCCCCGCCACTCCACCTCCTCCCGATCAATCACCACCTTGGCGCGACTTGGTAACAAAAAGGCGCGCCTCCATCGTTCAACATTTCTTCTCTCGATCCCATGTACGTAGCCCAGACGTGCATGTTGTTTCCCCCAATTGATAGCCGTACGCTTGGGGTCGGTCGGGTGGCAATGGTACCGTGCCGCCAAACCGCGAGGAAGAGACAAGTTGAGTCCCGTGCTTGTGGAACAGCCAAGCACGAGCGATGGGGGATCCCGACGGCGCGAATTCGCCGGGTCCCAGGTGCTATCCCTGCAGTATTTCTGGAAGTTCGCCCGAGACAGCGATACAACAGAAAACGGGTACTTCTTCGACTCCTCGGTGAATCGGAAGTTTTTCGGGATAGCCGGACCACCTAACTCAGTTTGGACACCGAGTCGGGTAGTCAGGTTGAATGATCGGTACTCCTTCCCCCACAACCCCACTGACCTCAACAAACTCTCGGAGAATCGGATTCCTTGCCTCAAAAGGGAACCCGGGAAGTGAACGAAATACTTCCAGTGTGCGCTGATCATCGCGCGTTGCACTATCCTCTTTCTCTTCCCCGTGAATCCCCAAGCGCAGGTCTTAGCGCGTCCGATGAGGGAGGGGAGGGGTTGATCACCCAGTGAACCGAACAGCTGCGCTGGACGGAAAACCGGAACGAGAGTCGCGCCTTCTTCGGATGCCATGAAGAAGGTGCTGTTGATGGAGAAGTATCTGTCGTGTCTGAGGGTTTTGCCCTGGCTTAGGACTAGACCGGCCGTGCTGACAGCACTGACCCACACACGATACTCCTCGGGGGTTGCTCGAAAGACTATGTCATCGCCGTTGATGAACACTGGAATTTTCCGTGCACGCTTGGAACCGAAAGCGTGAACGAGGATGACCCAGTTCGTGATGCATAGCAGCGGGAAGGAAAGGAAGTTTCCCATCAGTTGTCCGCGTTGCTGTAATAACCGTTGATCGGAGGTTACCAGCACAGACTGAAGGGAACGGAGCGCCTCTCTCTTTACATTCTCTGGAACGGATGGAGCGCGATCGAGGATAGCCCTCAAGATCGCCGCACTGTGCTCCATGTTGAAGTTGTCGGTCGCTGATTCATAGTCACCAGAAATCAGCACCTCGCCCTTTACTCTACTGAACTTGTTCATTTCAGATAGAGCTGGCTCCCCGCGAAGGAGCCATCGACGACTAGATATGGTGTCATATATCAGGTCGTGTAAAGGACGCAAGGCATGGGCGAGGACAGGCTGGACGGTAACAATCCGGCACTTGCCCTTTTCCATGGCCTTGACAACTTTCCGTTCCCTCGGAATGTCGAAATCCTTCTCTCCCCTTGCCATCGCGACCCACTCCGCCCGCGTCCAAGTACTCGCACCGTAGTACCTGGCCCCACCCTCCGAAGAGGGGGCCTCGACACACGAGGACTGGGGGAGTGTTAGACGTTCAGCATACTCTGAATACGAAGAGTCCCATCCGTCACGGAAAAGCCGAGGTATCTCATCTGCCACAGTGGATACAAACGAGAAATCGGCGTGAACGGGGGTCGTCATCTTCTTCAAATATGCGCTAACGTCTGGATCAGCGACGGGCAGCAGTTTCCGAGTCAAGAACAAACTTGCAGCCGCGGCAAATTCGTCCTTAGAGGCACTCGAGGAAAGAGCTTCAAGGGGT